ACCCGTAAGTATGAATACGGCGTCTATGCGGACGGCGTGTTGCAGCACTACGCTCCGTTCTCTTTGGGCATCATCAGCAACATTGCTAACGCCTAATTAGGGCAAGCAATAGGAGAGGGGAGGGCTTCGGCCTTCCCCTTTTTGTACCACCTGAACGGAAAGGAAAATTGACATGGCTAAGAAAGACGAAGTAGCACAGGAAGAAGCGCAAGCCGAGCAGTCGCACACCGTCAAGATCAAAGGCGGCGACGTTTCCTTCGGCGGCGTTGATTACATCGCCAACAAGGACGGCATCGTAGAAGTGCCAGTTGAAGCTGCGGCTTTGCTGGTCGAATCCCACGGTTTCGAGTGGCTGTAACCATGAAATACACAGCCCCAGAAGGTTGCCCCGGCGTGACGCTAATGGACAAGTTCTACCCTGCCGAAAATGGCGTGGTTGACGTTCCAGACATTCCTCATGACCTTGAGGCAAATGGATTCACAGCCTATGTGGAGCAGCCAGCGCCAGCAAAGGCAACGCAAGCAAAGGACAAGTAACACATGAGCGACCTCACCAAAGTCGAAAAGGTCAAAGCGTACCTCGGTCTTACCGCCGGGGGCGATGATGCAATCCTCAATGCGCTGATCGCCAATGAAAGCCAGTACATCAAGTCATGGCTTAACCGCGATCTCGTTAGTCAGGTTTACAGCGAAACCTACGACGGCACTGGTGGGGCAGTTCTTGTCCTTCCCAATTATCCGATCACTGCGGTTGCATCCGTGGCGATTGACGGACTGACGATTGCGGCTTGCGCGGACGCGACGGCATCAGGCTACGTTTTCAACGAGAGCAAAATATCCCTGCGCGGCTATCGCTTCTCTAAGGGGATGCAAAATGTTGCGGTGACGTACACCGCAGGATATACGGTCATCCCCGATGATCTCCAGCAGGCTTGTATTGAATTGGTTGCGTTGTCCTTTAAGGAGCGTGACCGCATTGGCCTGTCGAGCAAGGGAATACAAGGCGAGCAGACCAACTTCATCGTGAAGGATATGCCCGACAGCGTGCGCGGCATCCTGAACCAGTACAAGCGCGTGTTTCCTCATGCTTAAAGCTGCGATTGTAGGCGACCGCGAAACGGTAGAACGCTTCAAGCGTATGCCTGGGAATGTCAGGGATGAGCTACGCAAGACTGTTGAATCCTTGAGCCAGCGGCTTCAAGTGAAGGTCAAGGCAGACAAGCTATCCGGGCAAGTCCTCAAGGTTCGCACAGGCCGGTTGCGCCGTTCGATCAACTACCGGATTGCACAGGAAGGCGCGGGGATTTACGGCTACGTTGGCACAAATCTCAGCTATGGCCGCGCATGGGAGCTAGGATTTCAAGGCACTGTTCAGGTTGGCGCATTCCAGCGCAAGACCAAATCAGGCGGCGTGGCTATGGTCATGGCGCACTCGCGCAGGGTCAATATGCAGCCGCGCTCATTTCTCCGCACAGCCCTTGCTGAAATGACGCAGACGATTAAAGATGAAATCAGAGGCGCGGCTATCAAAGCAGCGACAAAACGATGAACCGCGAAGCCATTTACACAGCCCTTTTTAATCTCGTGTCAACGGTTCCGGGCATCAATACGGCATCGCGCCGCTTGCGGCTATGGTCTGAGGTCGCCCAAAGCGAGCAGCCCGCGCTATTCATGGCGCAGATAGGCGAGGCAGCAAACACGCTGACCAACCAGCAGACCAAGTGGTCGCTGAACGTGGAGCTGTACCTGTATGCGAACACGCAAGACAGCAAGACTTCACCGGCCAGCGTTATCAACCCGCTGGTTGACGCAATCGTGAACATCATCCAGCCGACGACGCAGGAGAAGCAAACGCTCGGCGGGCTTGTGCATTACTGCCGCATCAACGGACAGATTCAGACCGACGAGGGAGTGCTCGGCGACCAAGCGGTTGTCGTTATCCCCGTCGAAATTTTAACAACCTAACCTAACCCTCCCTCCTAGTAGAAAGGAAATATCATGCAGAACATTTTTGGCGCAGGCGTCCTTTGGGGTCGCCAACTTACCGACGCGACCGGCGCAGCAATCTCTAACCCAACTCCGCAAAAGTTCGGGGTGTTTCAGGAAATCAGCCTTGATCTTAGCTTTGACACCAAAATGCTGTATGGACAAAACCAATTTCCGGTCGCAGTGGGTCGCGGCAAGGGCAAGGTGTCCGGCAAGGCTAAATTTGGTCAAGTCAACGGCGCTCTGCTGAACTCCATTGTGTTCGGCCAAACGCTGACCACTGGCTCGCAGATCATCGACTACAGCGACACCACAACCGGCACGGCAATTCCTGCGACACCATTCCAGATCACAATTACCCCGGCAAACTCTGGCGTGTACTCAAAGGACTTGGGTGTGCGTAATGCGGCAACCGGAATTGCCATGACTCGCGTTGCCGCTGCACCTGCTGCTGGTCAGTACAGCGTGAACGAAGCCACTGGCGTCTATACATTTTCGTCCGCTGACAACGTGAGCGCGATCAAGGTACAGATCGACTACCAGTACACCGCGACGATTGCTGGCACCAACAAGTCCAGCATCCAGAACGTGCAAATGGGCTACGCGCCTACATTCGCGGCTGACATCTTCATGCCATACAACGGCAAGAACCTCATCATCACCTTGCCGAACTGCATCAGCTCGAAGATGACTATGGCGACCAAGCTGGACGATTTTGCTGTGCCGGAAATCGACTTCGAAGCGTTTGCCGACGCATCTGGCAACGTAATGACTTACAGCTTGAGCGAATAACCGCATGAGCGCCTTTGAAACCAAAAGCATCACCCTCGGCGGGCAATCTTTCGAGGTTGCCCCTCCCGCCTTCAAGCAGCTTCGCGTCATCATCCCCGCCATTGCCCGGATTGCGCCGAAAATCAGCGCCCCGGACGAGGCAACAATGGACGATATGCTCATGGTGATTGTCGCAGGGCTGCAAGCGGCAAACCCGGAAGTCAAGCGGGCAGACGTTGAAGTCATGCGCATGTCCCTGCAAGAAATGGCGCATGCAATCGCCGTGATCGTCGAGGTCGCCGGGCTGGAGGCAGGACAGGGGGAAGCTCCAGCGGGGGCGGCTTAGATTGGGGTCAACTGTACTGCCACCTGATAGCCTGCACGGGCTGGACGTGGGAGTACATCGACACCTACATGACCGTTCCCCGCTTGCGGGAAATGACCGAGTATTGGAAGTCCAACCCACCATTGCACCTGATGGTGGCCTCATACTTTGGCATTGAAGGCAACAGCAAGGAGCCGCAAAACAGCGAATCGGATATTGAGGCAATCTTGGCGTCAATTCCGCAGGTTCCGCACGTTTCACCGAAATAAATAGTAGCTCTACACTACAGCCGCCTTCGGGCGGCTTTCTTTTTTCAGGGGGCATGATGGCTGACAATGACGTAGAAGTCCGACTAGGCGCAGAAACAGGCGCACTTGAAGCGGGCATGAACGCCGCAGCCGACAAAGTAAAAAGCGCGACCCAAAAAATCACCGAATCCCTCAAAAGCACAGAAGCAATTGGCGTCGCTGTCGGCACAGCCGTCGGCAATGTTCTGGTCAAAGCTTTTGAGAACCTGTCCGCAACCCTCAAATCCACCGTCACCGATACGGCAGCCTATTACAAGGAAGCGGCTAACCTTTCCCGCGTCCTCGGCGTCACCGCTACCGAAGCCGGTACGCTCATGCAAGCGCTGGACAATATCGGGTCATCCTCGGATGAGTACACCTCTGCCATCAAAGGCATGGAGCGCCAGCTTCGCACCAACGAGCAATATGCGCGACGCCCGCGACTTGATGCTGGATGGCGTCAAGATTCTGAACGAGTACAAGGCTGGCGCAGACCGGAATATCGCTTCGCAGCAGATGTTTGGTCGCGGGCTTGCCGACGGCTCCAAACTGCTGCGCCTCACCAAAGAGGCAATGGACGAAGCCAAGCAGTCCAATGACGAACTCAACCTCACCATCGGCGAGCGCGGCGCTGCCAACGCCAAAGCCTACAAAGAAGCCATGAAGGACGTCAACGACGTCTATGAGGGCATGAAAAAGACCGTAGGCGATGCCCTTCTCCCTATCCTCACACAGCTTGCCCAATGGTTCCGCGATGTTGCGCCTGCCGCTATCCAAGGTCTGAAGGTCGCCATTGCCACCGTTGTCACGGCTTTTGAAGGGCTGTGGCTGGTTGTTTATTCCGTATGGCAGCTTGTTGCCGGAGCCTTCGAGCGCATGGCGTTGACCGCCGTTACCTTTGCTGACGTTATCCAGAAAGCCTTAACCGGCGACTTCAAGGGCGCTCGCTCTGCTTGGGATACCGGCATGGCAATGATTGAGGAAGCAGCCAAGAAGCGCCTCGAAAACATCGCCAAGGAAGCCCAAAAGACACACGACAACATTGTCGGACTGTGGAGCGGCGACAAGGAGCAGAAACCACAAGAACAAAGTGGCAAGGCAGTCACCACCAAGGACAAGACCGACAAATCAGACGGTCGCCTTGCAGAATGGAAAGCCATACTCCAGCAAAAGAAAGAAGCAGAAAGCGACTTCTTCAAATCCTCGCTGGAAATGGAAGAAGAATTCTGGACGGCAAAACTTGCGAGCGTTACCGGGCACAGTAAGCAAGACATCAAGCTGCGTCAGCAAATTGGAAGCGAGCTGTACCAAATCCACAAGCAGCAAGCACAGCAAGAGCGCCAGCTAGAGGAAGAGGGCATCGCCTTTGCGAAGAAGAAGGGCGACGGCATTATCGCCGCAGAGCGCTCCACGCTGCAACAGCGCCGCGCATTGAACCAGATTGGCGCGGAGGAAGAAGCCGCCGGAATGCTTGAGCTGACCAACCGCGAGTACCGGATTGAGCAAGCAGCGCTGCAAGACCGCCTCAAGCTGCACAAGAACGACAAGGTGGAGCGTCAGAAGATTCTGGACGAGATGACCATTGCCGAGCAGAAACACGCGGCAGACGTTCAGAAGATATACGACGAACTGGCGAAATATCAGGCTGGCATCAACAAGCAGTTGAGCGAGCAGCAGATCGACCACCTCCGCACGATGCGGGAATTGGAAGTCCAGAACCAGCGGGAAGTCCTCGACACCAAGCGCGAACTAGGAATCATCGACGACCAAGAGAAGCTTGTCGCACTTCGTGCGCTGTCGGACGCTGAATACAACATTGAACTGGAAGCCCTGCAAGAAAAGGTCAAGCTATACGAGCAGGACGTTGTGGCGAAGCAGAAGGCGCTCGACCAGATTGAGGAACTAGAGCGCAAACACGCCAACGAAGTCACCAAGATCAACAACGAAATCCTGAAAGACCAAAAGAAGCAGATTGACCAGATGCTTGCGCCGATCACTTCGGCGATTGAGAAGTCTGTCACCGGGATGATTCAAGGCACCATCACCATGCAGAAGGCGCTCAAACAGATATTCCAATCCATACTTGGCGAGTTCATCAGCATGATTGCCAAGCGCGTCGCAGCATGGCTTAGTGGCGAAATCATGCAGACTAATGCGACGGTCGCTGGCACTACCGCTCGCACAGCAGCGCAGCAGACCGCAGAGAACCAAAGCGTTCTCGGAATGGCTGGAAAGATCATCAGCTCGATTATGAACTACGCGGCGGAAACCTTTGCGGGTGTGTTCTCCGCTCTGTCTGGGATACCAATAGTCGGCCCTGCAATGGCGGCAGCGGCGGCTCCTGCGGCAATGGCGACTGTGGCGGGTATGGCTGGCTCGGTCATGTTCGCTGAAAAGGGCTTCGACATTCCCTCCGGCGTCAACCCGATGGTGA